TGACTTTGGTGTTGTTTAGTTGGTTAACTCGTCAAGATTATTTTAAACAATTAACAGACGTAGATGTTCGCACAGAATTATACGAAGAAAAAATTGAGACATTAGAAGAGGACGTATCCTTTTTTGGTTTTATATCTGATGGATCAGAAGAAGAAAGCACTTGGGACGGAAATGACAGATGGTACGATGAAAATAACAATTCTTATACATATTGATGACATATTCTTAAGAAAATAGCCATTCGAATCGAAGGTCTTAAAGGAGTTTTAATATGCCTTTCTCAGTAAGCCCAAATGTTAACGTAACCAAAAGAAATTTGTCCAACCTAAGCACCAACGTCTCTGACGTAATTGTGGGCTTTGTTGGTCGTTTTGACTGGGGACCGACCGGTGAAAATAAAGTTATAAGCAGCGAAGCAGAATTATACTCCATGTATGGCGCACCGGCGGCAAGTGCTACTGGTGGAATGGATTGGTGGATTGCTGCAAATGCTTTAAGTTATGGTAATGCTCTTACTGTTAGAAGATCGATTAGTTACGCAAATACTGCTACTAAAGCCACTGCTGCTGGTATGACAGCAGGGAACGCCGCAGGTTTCGGTGGCACAACAAATTCGCTACAGGCTCTTTACGCTGGCAAACTAGGAAACAGTTTACGAGTGGCTATAGTTGGATCCAAGGCGGGCCACGCTAACTGGAATTCGGGTCCAAGTGCTTCTGCATTGGGAACAACTCTTGGTGTTTGGAATTCCAATAATTATGGTTATGCTCCAACGACGACCGTTTTTGCTTCTGATAGAGGCGTGACCGGCGACGAACTACATATAGCAATTCTTAATGGCAGAACAGAAACAGCACTTGGTGTTGAGGATAGTATCTTAGAAGTATACACAGGTCTTTCAAGATGCACAAATGCGAAGGCTATTGACGGAAGCAATATCTATTATAAAGACTATGTTAACAACAACTCAAACTATATCAGAATACAAGACACCAACCTTTTTCTAGATACCGACCCAACAATTTCCGATAATTCGGAGGATAATGCTTCGGTTACATTCTCGAACAACTGGGCATCGAGTATTGGATTAAATGGTATGACAGGCACATACAGTGGTGGAACTGGTGGTGTAACAGGAAATGTTGCGGTGACCTTCCTCACAGGTGCGGTAAACTCAACCAACTGGTATACTGCTGGTCGAAGTGCTGATTGGAGTACCGCGTTTGGCGATCCAGAGCAAAGTGATGTTGACATTCTGTTGGTTGGTGATCCCGCCGAAGGTATGAATAAGAAAGTCTCTAGTATCGCTCTAGACAGAAAAGATTGCGTAGCAATCTGTTCGCCCAATGGTGCGACTACCGCAACCTTCCATGTCACCAATGATTCAACACCAACCATAACTGTTGGTCAAGCAAAAACAGGACGCGATTTAGTGGGTGATAACTCATACGCAGTCATGGATAGCGGTTGGAAGTACATATACGACAACAGAAACGATGTCGGAAGATGGATTCCAATGTGTTCTGACAGCGCAGGTATCGTTGCAAGAACAACCAACAACAAAGATCCTTGGTTCTCTCCAGCAGGATTGAACAGAGGCGTTCTAAACAGCGTAATAAAACTCTCACTGAACCCAACAAGAATTCAAAGAGATGATCTTTACGCAAGTCAAATTAACCCCGTGACTACCTTCCCGGGTGAGGGCGCAGTATTGTTCGGTGATAGAACTCTACAAACAAGACCAAGCCCCTTTGATAGAATTCATGTTAGAAGATTGATGAATGTGTTAGAGAAGCAAATTGCTACAGCAGCAAAACTGCAACTCTTCGAGTTTAACGACAACTTCACACAAAGATCTTTTGTGAGTCTAGTAGAACCATTCCTGAGAAGTGTACAGGCAAGAAGGGGTATAGATTCCTTCTCAATCGTCTGTGACGATACCAACAACACTCAGGGGGTCATTGATGACGGTAGATTCGTAGCAGATATATTCATCAAGCCACTCAATGCGATTAATATTGTTCAACTTAACTTCACTGCTCAAAGTAATAGTGCAGCCTTTACTGAGAATATTGCATCAAATAGGGTTTCTTCTAACGAACTTTCTGGTTATTGAGTATAAATAATTAAGAAAAGGAAAGGGAAACGATGACAGTAAACGATATCACAACAATGTTGACTGAGGGGGGCAATTTAGCACGCCCATCTCACTTTAGGGTAACCTCTTCAAGATACCCCATGAGCGTGAATAGTTTCTTGGTTAAAGCGGCATCTTTGCCAGCAGCAACATTGAATACTATTGAAGTACCTTACTACGGAAGAAAAGTAAGAATTCCATCAACAAGAGTCTTTGACACTTGGAACATAACCGTGATATATGGTAAGGATAGCACAGGCAACATTAGAAGCGACTTCGAGACATGGATGAAAGAAGTTCAAGCACCCGTTTCAAACCTTATTGCAGGCACCGATGTACTGGAAGATTGGTACGTATCATTATTAGATCCAGCGGATTATACAACCATCAGAACCATACAAATGGTGGGTTGTTATCCGACAGAGTTGGGTAGTGTAGAGTTAAACCAAGAATCTGGCGAAGCATTATCAGAATTTACTGCAACCATACGGTACACTTACCACAAGAACGCATAAGGATAAATAAACAATGGCAGGAATATCAGATATAATCGAAGCCACCAACAATGTTTTTGTTCGTCCTTCCCTGTTCTTGGTATCTACGGACTTCACAAACATGACTAATAATGTTGAGTCTAGTCAAGAACTTGCCGGTGGTTTACTCATAAAATCCACTACCTTACCAGGCACATCAATCGGCACAGTCGAAATTCCATACAGAGGAAGAAAGGCATATCTTCCAACCCACAGGCAATTGCCTGGTGATATATCAATGTCTATTATATACCACAAGACCAAAGATGGTTCTGATTGGCATAGCCAATTTACTTCTTGGATGGATTCATTTCAATCAGCAGCAGGGACAGAAATAGCAGGCTTGCCGAATCCGGTTAACGACTCGATGACAATCGAATCGAGAAATCCCGCAAATGCAGGCATCACCGAAGGCGACTACTTCCACAAATACACACTTTATGGTTGTATTCCAACATCAATCGGTGCTGCTGAGTTGAGTGCAGAAAGTGCTGATTCGTTACTTGAATTTACTATTAATATACAGTATACTTATCATAAGGTCGAAGTCGGTACTGGTGCTGATGCTGGTGCTGGTGGCGATGGTGCTGGCAGTAGTAGTACATGAATTTTTTAATATGAGATGAACGGAGTGAAACATGCCACTAGATATATTCGGATTCAGTATAGGTAGAAAGACCGACAAGAAAATAGAAAATGCAGGTAAGTCCTTTGTAGAGCCAGATATTTATGATGGCGCACACACACTAGAAGACACTTCAGCAGGGGGGTTTTTCGGCTCCTATGTTGATTTTCTAGGTACAGCAAAAACAGAAAATGATTTGGTTGGGAAGTATAGGGCAATGTCTCTTTTCCCAGAAGTAGACCAAGCAATTGAAGATATTGTAAATGATGCAATAGTGGTTGGACCGCAGAATAAAATTGTGGACATTAATCTAGACCACACAAATTTATCCGATACCATAAAACAAAAAGTATCCAAGGAGTTTGAGCATATCATTTCCTTGTTGGATTTTAATAATAGGGGTTATGAAGTATTCAAGCGTTGGTATATCGACAGTAAACTATATTATCATATAATATTTTCTGGTGAAGATGAAGAAAGCATCAAGAAGGGGATATCTGAAATTAGGGCGGTTGACCCGATAAAGATTCGAAAGATAAGAAAGGTCACAAAAGAAAAGGTTGGAACTCATGGAACTAACGACCCAACTTCCATGCCTCTTGTTAAAAGCGTTGAAGAGTTTTTTCTGTTCACTGATACCACGCCCAACACATTAACACCAACAAATTCTTCTGGTATAAAGATCAATAAGGATGCTATTTGTTATATCAATTCTGGTGTTATAGATTCAAACACAAAGAGGGTTATGGGTTATTTACATAAAGCAATTCGCCCATTAAACATGCTTCGTCAAATAGAAGACGCTGTAGTAATTTATCGTATATCGCGTGCCCCGGAAAGAAGAATATTCTATATTGATGTTGGTAACCTACCAAAGCAAAAAGCAGAACAGTATTTACGAGACATAATGAATCGCTATAGAAATAAGTTAATGTATAATGCATCAACTGGTGAAATTCGTGATGATAGAAAACACATGTCTATGGTAGAAGATTACTGGATTCCTAGAAAAGAAGGCGGAAAAAGCACCGAAATAACTACCCTAGATGGTGGTCAAAATTTGGGCGAGATGGAAGACGTTTTATATCTTCAGCGTAAATTATTCCGTGCATTGAATGTCCCCCTATCAAGACTTGAAACCGAAGCGGGGTTTAATCTTGGTAGATCTACTGAAATAACAAGAGACGAAATTAAGTTTGGCAAGTTTATCAGTAGACTTAGATCTAAGTTTGCGAGTGTCTTTACGAATTTATTAAAAATTCAACTCATAAGCAAAGGTATTGTGAGTACTAATGATTGGAAATTACTAGAGCAGCAAATTAAATATAAGTTCCAGACAGATTCTTACTTCCAAGACCTGAAGGAAATGGAAATAATGAAAGAAAAAATGGATGTAATGCGTGAACTACAAGAATATGTCGGCACCTATTTTTCAAAAGAATATATAAAAAAGAAGGTATTGAATTTTACCGACGAAGAACTATTAGAAATAGACGGTCAAATACAAAAAGAAGCCCAAAAGGAACCCGAGGAAGAAGGTTCTGAAGAGGATTTATAAATTTAGGAGAAACTTAAATGGATTCATTACAGCCCACATATAAAGAAATGGTAAACGACGCAATACTTGAAAATGCTGCCGCATTTACCGAAAAGTTCATGGGCGTTATGTCTTACAAGTTGGCAACCACTGTATGTGATATGCGCAAAGATGTTGCTTCATCTTTACTTGACGAGACATACAAACTGGATGAAGCCATCGGAAGTGGCTCCAAATCATTCATTTTTAGATCACCCAAAGATGCGAAAGAATTCTCAAAGGGTCTTACAGAAGCCGGTATCAATAAGAGAAGTTTTCTAACTAGAGGAAACACCGTAATCATAAAGAATATTCCAGACAGAGATATGGAAGAGATGGTTATGAGTATGGCGAAAGATATGAAGGCAAGAATATCGGAAGAGTTAAACATTCTTTTACTTATGAAAGAGAACTTATCCGATAATTTAAAATTACCTGTAGTCCTCGATGATGAAACTTTTATGATTTTAGAGAGTGCAGATTGTGAAGCAATTATAAATCTGCACGATTCGTTGAATGCAGACAATCAAGAAAAACTAAGAAGAAATTTAATGGAAGGTAATGATAGTTTTACCAGAATTTTAAAGTTTGCCCATGAAAATTCAGCAAAAGAGGAAGGTTGATATGAACCGATCAGAAGAACTAATAGCAGCACTAGTTGATGAGAACTATCTTAAAACCAAAGAGATAGTACACGATGAACTTTATAATAAGGTTGGCTCTGCTATCGACGAAATCCGTGAGGATGCTTATGTTGCTGTTTTTGATGAAGCCAAGAAGGCAAAGAAAACAGATAAGGAAGATGATGGTGAAGGTATGGATCCTGTTGGAGCAGGAGACAGTGATGTTGATAACGATGGCGACAGCGATGAATCAGATGACTACCTAAACAATCGCCGCAAGACTGTCGGTAAAGCCATTAAGAAGAAAAAGAATGGCGATGACGAAGACGAAGAATTGGATGAAGCGCAATATAAGTCAAGAGCCGCGAGTCGTGGTCTGCGTGGGAGGGGTGCTGGCACATGAAACTAATAACAGAAATGACCGAATCGGTACAATTCATTACCGAAGATAAAGAAGGAAAGAAGAACTACCACATTGAGGGTGTGTTCATGCAATCCGGTGTAAAGAATCGTAATGGTCGCATCTACCC